TTCGCTGATCTACTTGGCAGCACCTCCTCCAGCACAAACGTCCAAGGCATAGCTTATTTTGACACTGACGCGAAGGAGGCGTTGGTTGCTTTTGTAGACGCAAAGATTTTTGCCATAAACAGCAGTGGAGCAATTTCCACGACTGGGTTGGCCGGAACAAAAGTCAACCACGCTTCAAACAGAGTCTACACTGCTCAGGTTGCCAATAAACTTTACTACACAAACCACAGCGGCAACAACAAGATAGGGCAGGTAACTTGGGATAGTTCTGGCTCAACTTATGTTGTCAAAGAGGCAGGTGGAACAAGTCCGACAAACACCAAGTACCTGATCAATAACAATCACAGGCTTTTTGTCTACCAGCCCAGCGATGACCAAATCTATGTCTCCGACTTTCTGCCAAACGTAGCAGTAACAGGCACTACAGATATATTTAACACGGGCACTAACGTGCCGTTTAAGGTTGGACTGGGTGACCCGGTTACCGGCATGGCTAGTTGGGTAGGTTTCAACATCGTCATCTTCTGCAAAAACAGTTGCTACGTTGTTGATACCGCGCCTAAGTCAATTTCTGCTACTCTCACCGCAGACTTCACAATCAGAACAATCTCAGCCTCCACAGGTTGTGTGGCTCACGGTTCGATAGCCCAGGTAGGTGAAGACTTGTTCTTCTTATCGCGCACAGGAGTCAGGTCAATCAGACGCACGATGGAGGAGAACATGGTGGCGAGTGACGTTGGAGTCATCAGCTACCCGATCCAAGATGTCATCGATGAGATCAACTGGGCAGCAGTCGAGAATGCCACATCAATCTTCTGGAACAACCGCTACCTGCTATCGGTGCCAACCGGCACCAGCACAGTCAACAACACCACACTCTGCTACAACACTAACACGCAGAGTTGGACAGGTGTTTGGCAAGGCACTGTGGAGGAAGCAAGCGGCACCCCGACAAGTACGATAAATCCGTATCAGTTTGTGGTGACACAGTTCAGCGGAGGCAAGCCCTACCTCATTAGCCTGGACAAAGTAGGCAACCCGCTACAGTTCCGCGATTTTATCGAGGACATCAACCTGGTGGACACAGACTTCCAAGACAAGACCACCACAACATTCGTTGACACCGGGTGGCAGGCAGTCACCCGCGCATTTACTTTTAACGAGCAGGTCACCACGAAGGATGGTGAGTTTGCCGAGTTTGAGTTTGACCGCAGCAACGCTGTGATCGACATCGGAGTCATTCTTGATGGAGCAGAGCAGACCGACAACCTGGCAGATGAGCTTGATACTGGCACAGGAGAACTGAGGCTAAGTTTCACACTGCCGTCTACGCTTGGCAGCGGGAAGCTGAACAGATTTAGGTACTCGATGACACAGTACCCAGAGTTCCGCGAGTTGCAGTTTAAGTTTCAGCAAAGCGGCACAGCAGGAGCAGACAGTAAGTACTTGGCACTGCGCTCAATCCACGCAGGAGGCTTTTTAAATAGTGTGGGGGTGGAATCATGAAGCTGAAGTCGCCAAGTCCCTCACCGGAAGTTTTGCAGCAGGTGTTTGGTGCAGCATCGCTAGGTGACAACGATGCGTATGACTACATGCGTCTTTGGATCAAGGCCACCAGGTTGATAGATGACCTGTTTGACGAGATTGGTGACTGGGCTGAGGAGAAGACCTACCAACTCGCACAGACGCTTCTGGTTGACCTGCCTGCTAACAAATTTTTTCACGCACATTCTTCTGCGTTATTGCCTCACCACCTCACCGTGCTGAACGCATGGCGAGACAGCAATGAGTGGAAGAAGTCCGAGGAGAAACCTAAGCAACTACATGCACATGTCATATGCGAGCAAACGGCAGATATCTTCATCTTGGTGAGTTATCTGACTGGAGGATACGAGAACATGAGAAACAACAGTTTGAAGATACGAGAACTATTCTTGAAGGAGGAATTTTAGATGGGCGGTTGGTTCGATTCTGGAGACGCACCTGATCCACCAAATGTAGCAGGTGCCAACGAGGCAGGAGTCTGGGCTGACGCTAAGACTTTAGGCATCAGGAAGCTGATTGCTAACGCAGCAAAGTTTGGCAAGAAGATCGATCTTGTGGTTCCGAGCTTTGATGCCTCGGGCAACAAGACGGGAGAGGAGAAGGTGACTTATGACTTCTCTGGTTTCAGTGACGCAGATTCCACCCGAGCAGACCTGGAGTTTGCCAGGGAGTCAGCAGACAAGATGGCTGCCACGATGCTTGATGTTCAGAAGAAGTATGGAAAAGAGTTTATTCAGCAACGCATGGAGGAACTGAAGGCAGCCGATCCGACAGGCTACGAGGTTAGGCAGATGCTGGGTGAGGCAGCCAAAGAAGATTTAGCACTAGGATCGCAACTCTCACCGGAGATGAGGAACCAGGTTGAGCAGCAGGAGAGGGCAGCACAGGCAGCCCGAGGTAACATCTACGGATCGGCACCTGCTGCCGCTGAGGCTATGGCAGTCGGAGACGCAGGATTCCGCATGAGGCAACAACGCCTGGCGAATGCTGCATCGTTCCTGAGCGGCACAACTCCGGTCAGTCAGTTTGGCCAGATCAGCGGAGCGCAGGGAGGAGCATCACCGTTCAACCCGGTAGGCATTCAGTCAGGATTAACGCTGAACCCCAACGCAGGTGCCCAGGGTCAGCAGTTCGCGATGAACACCTACAACCAGCAGATGAACTATGCGGCACAGCAGCAACCGATAGGTATGCAGTTGTTAGGCATGGCAGCAGGCATTGGTGGCCAAGCGGTAGGAGGGCATTTCGCCGGGAAAGCTATGAATCCGAATCCAACTTGCCACGTTGCCAGAGAAGTATTTGGTAGCGACAATCCAGAGTGGGTGATGTTCTTCGAGTGGAAAGAACTGAAAGCACCTGCCTGGTTCCGCAAGTTGTACAATCGCTACAGTGAGGTTGTGGCTGAGTTTATCAGCAACAAGCCAAAGCTGAAGAACGTCATCCGTAGCTGGATGAGGAGAAAAATAGCATGAGCGCAGGATCAGCATTTGCGAGTGGGCTAAGAGCAGGGCAAGCCATCTATGACAGTGCCGTCAGGAACGCGATGGCGCGGAAGCGGTTGGACATGGCGAAAACTGAGTTTGAATACACTCAAACCAAGCGCAAGCAGGACTTAGAGAACCAGACAAAAGCTCAGTCTGGCCTAGACACGTTCTTGTACGAAGTCCAGGGCTTAACAGACATGACTGACCCAAGTCAGTTTGAGGCTTACAACAACGCACTAGCAAAAGCCGCATCTGTGGTCTCTCTGAATGACAGTGTGTCTGATCAGTTTGGCCGAGTTGTCAGTGTCATCGAGCAGAAGACCGGAAAAGAACAGGCACTGAAGCTGAGAGGCGAACGTGGTTTGTTGTTAACCAAGTACAGAAGCAAGTTCCCAGGTCAGGACATACCTAGCACAGACGGCAGCAAGCTTGATGTTTCCAAGTACGACTATGAGGCAGTCGCTGAGAAGCTGAAGCGCAAATCTGAGGAGGAGGCAAAAGAAGCTAAGAAGAGAGGTGCGCTGGATGAGATCGAGGTCGAGTTCACTAAAAGATTTCCGGGTAAAGTATTCCCGGGGATACCTGTCGATCCGCTTAGGACAACTGAGTCTACGCCTGACTACTCTGCTGCCTCGATGGCTATTAGAGAGTTTGACCGTGAGCAGGACATAGCTAAGGCAGCCACCAAGTCAGATGTAGATGATCGCGTTGAGTTTAACAGGTGGAAGATTTCAGTAGAGAGACCTGACGCAAAGATTACCAACATCGATGACCGCAGGAAGTTTAAGACTTTCAGGCAGGATCAGCAGATCAAAAAGTTGATGTCTGAAGCGGGCTTTGAGTCATTCAAGCTACTGGACAACCTAGAACCTGACCTGCTGGTGGGTGGCTACAAGAACATAGATCAAGTTGCTGGGCAGGTAGCTGATCTTGTCCGTAAGCAGGAGGAAGACGCTGATGTAAAGAAGGCAGCCGCACAAAAGCCTCTCTCCGAGAGTCAGGCAAACGCTTATATATTTGCTGGTAGGATGAAGTACAACCAGGAGCAACTAGATAGACTTGAGGCTCAAGGATTCAACCCAGCAACTGTCAGTGAGTCTCTGTTGATGGCGACACTGCCAGAGGTAGGTAAGACTACAGAACAGAAGTTATACATAGCGGCAAAAGCCAACTGGGTTGCCGCCACCTTGCGGAAAGAGTCCGGGGCTGCCATTGCTGACCACGAGTACAGAAACGCTTATGAGCAGTACTTCCCCAAGGTAGGTGACTCTCCCGAGGTCATAGCTTACAAGCGCAACCTTCGCCAGTTGGCCGAGAGAGATATGCGTGATGCCGCGATGGGCACACAGGCTATGGGCGACTCATACCGCACTCTGCCAGCAGGCAGGACTTACCGCTCAAAGAAAGAGCGCGACGATGCTTACAATCGAGGAGAACTGAAGGTGGGAGATTCCTACAAATACCTCAACGAGCAAGGTCAGGTAGTGCCTGGTGTGATAGAACCGTAAGATTCAGATGCCTAAGTTTGTCGATCTAGCAACCAACGCACCACCAGTTGATCCGTCACTGGTCAAGACGAACATCATCCCAACATTCAGGGATGTAGCACCACCTCAATTTGTTGATGATGAGCCAGAAAAGGCACCTATCGAGTTGCTGGCAGAGAGAATCGATACTGACCCAAAGTTTGTTCCTAGCAACGAGCAACTCGATGAGTATTTTGACTACAAAGACAAGCAACCGTTCTCGTTCAGCAAAGTCAGAGACGTAGCAGTAAACACAGTCGGTGCGCTTATCACTGATGTAGGCAAGGCAGTCGCTTCTGCCGCTAATGACCCAGACTTTGTGCTTGGCCCGGGCACAAAGCTTATTAGCTACCTAGCCGGTGGTGCCGATCCAGAAACGGCAGCTAAGGCAACTCTCGCCGGGCCAGCAAAGAGAGCAGTGACAACTGCTGAAGCGGCAGCCCGGGGAACCTGGGACTTGTCTATTCTTGGGAGGCAACTGACTGACAAGATGGAGGAGTTGAACAAAGACTCCTGGTCAGGTTGGGCTGACTTTGCTGTTGAGGAACACAACAAGAAGTACCCAAAAAACAAGATCACCAAGACAGGTCTGTACCACGATGGCTACAAGGAGATAAATCCTGGTGACCTTCAAAAGCTGAAAGCTAAGTGGGGCAATACTAAGAACCAAGCGAGGAGAGACGCATGGCGAACAATGCGCTACATGATCAACACTCGCGCAAATGCTGCTGAAGGTAAGCAGACAATCCTCAGTGAGTTCTTTGACAAGGACGTAGACAAGGCACTTAGACCGTTCATCAATAACAACGTGGCAGAAGGTGT